ACCTATAATATCTTGCGCTTTAGCTTTTAGTGGCACATTATCAAATAGTCTTGTCACCTCATCTGGTGGTAGAACAGAAAATATTTTATTATTGGTAAATACTATTGATTTACTTTGATTATCCCCCCATCCCAAGTCAACCTTTTTAAATCTTTCAATTATAAATAATGTATTGTCTAACGTGTCTCTAAACAAGACCTGAACCTCTTCTACTTGACTTAACCCTGTGTTAAATGTAATCTTTACCTGGTTAAATTTATTAACCATTGATGTGAACTCCGCATCGGCGTAGTTGTACTCAAAGTTTTCAGGAAAAAAAGCAGTAGCTGAAAAAGGAGACATTGCGCTATATTCGTCATTCTCATACTTATACCTATATGAAAACTGAAGAAACTTATCCTCAATATTATTAGGTGAACTACCATCATCAAGGTCTGTATTTGACAAGACTAGGAGTGGAGCATTGAGAGGCGGCTTAACAATAACTGATATATCATCCTCTGTAAAAGCATCTGTTTGATACTGTTTTGTTGTGTTTATTTTTCTAGGTGGGTTTTTATCATCAGTCCAGAATAATAAATTATCTACTATATTAATACCTGTTATAAAAAACTTGGGATCAAAATTTAATACCCTACCCTTAGTGTCTTTTAATAATGTTTTAATAGCTATACCATCTCCAGCATATCTAAGTACATAGTCAAAAAGAGTTCCAGATACTAAAAAATATATATGATCATTCGCTTGATCAGCAATGGTTCCTACTATAAATAGGTTGGTCTCACCCGCTGGATAATTATAGTTAGTCCCTACTAGTGTATTTCCTAGTACATTCTCAACAGCTCCAATACCAGCCCCTTCAGAGGCGTTAACCTCTATATTAAGCGCATCCCTATATTGACCCTTAGGTATAAGACGCTCATCGAGGTCTTTATTCATTTTACCCTGAGTGAAACTATTGCTTATTTTCATTTAATCCATTTATCACGCCCTCTTAACGGCATAAGAAGTCTACCTGCGTGTATGTTACTTAATCTAATCTTAGTGTTTCTTAACTTAGCCATCTTATCTTTGTTGGCTCTTCGTATCACATACTCTTGAGCACTTATTCTATTCTCTAATATAGACGCTTTTATGTAAGCATACAAGTAACCCTCGGCTAATTTATTAATACTAACAGACTCATCCTCTCCATTCTCCATCCCATCTGACACATACTCTATTACTATACACTGGTCTTTCACACCTGAACTAAAGTTAATTACTCCAGACTTTTTATCTATTCTAAAGTTGTCATTAATATTAGCCTTAGATGTTTCTAACCCGTAAAAAGCACCGCCTACCCCATATCTAAAAAACCATTCGCCATCAACATTCCATCCCCATTGACCGTATCTTGCTCCTTCACCTAAAAATTGAGACTGGGGTAGACCATTCAATCTATTTCTATCTAACTGAGAATTTTCAGCCTCTAATACTTCCCCGTCTTGATCAAATAAGAAATCACAATTATTGTCTCTTAAGTATTCAGACGCATAGTTAATACTTTGGTTTTCGTGTAGTGGAAATAATATGCCATCTTTTTCAACAGATATCCTAACGTAGTTAACGTAGTCTGGTGGTAGTATCATTTTTAAGTTATCGCACTCAGCCATGCAAAACTCTAATACCTTTATGTTTCTAAGTGCATCATAGGTTATTTCTTGAATACCTCTCTTAGCGTGAAACAATACAGTGTATCTATTTACCTTACCTATAGTACTATCATCATCAGCATACATCAACATAAAATTGTTAACAATATCTTTTAATGGTACATACTGATAGCTTCCCCAGTTTGCATCTGTTGGAACATTTCCACTATTATTGTAATATTGATAGTTAGTTAGATAAGCCATTATGATTCACTTTGATTATTAATTGCCTCTGCACCTGAAGCAAACTGAACTACTTCTGGTTCTCTTATATTAACACCAGCGTACTGTAATATTTTTAATGTCATCTCTACTTGATCAGAAAACGGTAACTCAAAGTCTTGATAGTCAGTAGCAGATTGATTAAATATAGGAGATCCTGACACCACATTGTATGTCCACTTTGGATCCTTTGGGTATCTTACATATGTTAAGTCACAACCTAACGTGCATGTAGCTGCCTGTGCTGGGTATAGCGTTATTTGGTTTCCTAAATTTCCATACGTTCCAGTCCCTGGTCCCTCAGTCACTCCTAGTCCTTGCTGAGAAAAAACATAGGCTGGGTATTGCTTAGATGGTGAGGTAAGGTTAGATGATAGTAATCTATTTATTTGACCCTCACTTATTCTTTCTGCTTCATTACTTGTCACAACAGCCCCACACGTTTGTTTAAAATTTACATAAGTAATCGTATACCAGTCTGCTGGTAACTCAAATGTTTGTTCACTACCTGTAGATAGTGTTAGTGCCTTGAACTGCGTAAACGTATCTATAACCTCTACCAACTGCCTAGGTAGGTCAGCATACCCCGTATTAGTTAGTCTTTTATTTTGCTTGTTTAATAAGTTATTATAATTGTAGAAGTACTCCTCAAATATTTCTAACTGTGCTTGTTTAGCAAATAGATTAAACTCTTCTGGAGTAAGATAACCATTGTTATCCTTATTAAGGACAGCCATGACAGTATTTCTTACCGTATTAATCATCTAAAAATGTTTGATACAAAGATAATGAAAAAAAAGAGAGACACGCTATTTTAAGCGTGATCTACACTTGTGATATCTACAGGTGAATCTACAGCTCTCACTGTACCACTCTGACCAAATAAAGATGAGGCTGATACCACAGCCATCATAATAGCGGTTGCTACAGAGTTTTGTGCTGTGTCTGCTGCGTGTGTAACATTAATTATATCATCACTACCTTGAGCTCCTACAGCAGGTGTTAGTATATGTGTTAGTGTAGATGAGTGCCTAACAGCAGTTATTATATTATTGGTTTGTACTATTACATTATAGTTTCCACCAGCATCTGTAATTGGTATAGATATAAAATTATTCATAATACAAAGATAGAAAAAAAAGAGAGGGCCTCAACCCTCTCCCCTCTTCACTATGAAAGAAACAAACAACTATATGAAAGCACAAATATAGTAAATTAATTTACTTTTTTCTCTAACATCTTCATAATTTCTACACCCTCATCAGACTGCAAGAATGCTGATACAGCAGAAGCTGGAGTCTCATCAAATGGTACAGTAATCATTTTCTTCTTGTTATTCTTCAAGTTAAAGAACACATCTCTGTCTCCATTTCTTAGTGTAAGAATCTTAGAGTCTAACGCCTTCTTAGCTAAGCCTTGAAGTCTAACCATAGGATCGTCAATCATTTCTAAAAACTCTACGGGGTTTTGTCTAGCGTATAATCTAACATCTCTTCTTAATTCAGAGCTTGTTAACTTATCTACAGTAGAACCCATTAGTAGTCTAGCTATGTTTTCAATCATATCTATTTCTAATTCTTTAGCAGCTATTTCTGCATCTAGTTGACTATCTAAACTAGCAACCTCTTTACTAGCATCTTTTTCTGTATTTACCTCTTCGTATATTTTGCCTATACCAGGGTGTAAGTTTAGAAACTTTTGTAGTACTGGATTATTTTTTGGCACACTTAAGAAACCATCCTCAAATACTATTGGTTCTAAAATAGCATTATCATCTTGCTCATCCTCAAAAGGACTCTTCTGGTTTCTTGCATAACGAAGTGGTCTATTAACTCCTTGCTCTTCGTCAAAATATAATAATGGTGCTCTTTTTGTGTTTCTTGAGTTTAACATATAACTCAAAGGGGTTGTTTGAGATTTCAATACATACACCCTATCTTTTAATTCTGTTTTCATTTTATTCGATTTAATTTAATTGTAAAAAAAGAGGAGGGAATTAACCCTCCCCTAGTAATTGTTATTCTTAATCCTTAAAGATAAAGAAGTTATTAGCACCTAAAGTACAAAGAGCTCTTTCTGATAAGAAATTAACTTCCATTGCATCTAAGTCACTTGTTGCAGCTCCGCCAGCGGAACCAGTCATCCAAGTCTTATATCTTCTATCTTCAGTTTCTGACGCTCTGTATCTTACGTGTAAGAATGGTCTCTTAGCGTTTTTACCCATTACTTGATCGTAAACGTTAGTTGAACCTGCTGGTACTAATACACCATTTACAGCTCCACCAACAATACCACCTCTTAATGTAGCATCGTTAAGATATTTCCAGTCAGACTTATAGAACTCATATCCTCTTTTGAATCCTGAGAATCCAAGGTTAAGTGCCATTTCTTCGTCATTGTCAAACAATCCGTAAGAAGTACCACCAGCTCCGTAAGAATTTTGAGCAGCTAACATATCGTCGATATCAAAACCGAACTCTCTGTTAACGAACATTACATTCTCTTGGATTGCACCTTGCTTATCTAATCTCTGGATAATAGCATCAAAGTCAGCTAAAGCAGCTGGGTTTCCACCAGACCAAACGTTACCGTTGTTCTCAATTTCGTGGAATAAACCTTTTGTACCTTGATTACCTAATTGTCCACCAGCAGCTAAAGCAGCAACACCTGAACCAGCAGCAGCTGGAACACCTTCAATCATTGCCATTTCAAGATAGTCGTCAAAACGTAATCTTGTTTCGTGCTCTGATTTAATGTACCATAAGTATCCTGACGCTCCGTTTTCTGACGTTACCTCTACCCATCCAATTTGAGCCATATCTGAACCAGATACAACATACTTATCTTTGATGATAATTGGCTTATTGTCTTTAATTACTGGATCAGCCTCTAAAGAACCACTCATTCCGTTAGCTCCTTTGTTGAACTCTGAACCATATACATAAACAATAATATTTGCAGAAGCAAGCATACCTACAGCTTGTCCTGCAGCTTCGTAGTAAGATACTGTAAATGTTCCAGCTGTTGTTCCTGAACCAACTGTTACAGCTGTTATGATAGCTTTATTACTAGCTGTAGAAGCAGCAGTACCATCAGATAACATAACTGTTTGTCCTACTCTAAAGTTACAAAATTCAGCAGCATTTGTACCATCACCTGCTAATGTAAACGTAGCTACGTTACCAGCATCAGCACTAGCTGTAGTTACTCCTTCGAACTTTGTATGTAGTCTACCTTGCTCTTCCCATTTGATAAGGTCAGAGTTAGTAGGCATTTCTGCACCAACCATTCTCAAGAAAGCACTGATAGATCTGTTTCCATATCTCTCAAACTCTTTCTCGTAAGTGTCTGGTAAGTATTGATTTAAAAAATCAAAATTTGTAATATAATTTGAAGGCAATGCTGCCTTACTTGACGACGGTGTTAACGCTGGTTGTCCAGCGGCACCTGTTATTGAACCTGCCATTTTTTTAAGTTTTAGTTTTTAGTTTTTATTTTTTTTACTTCTTATTTTTAGTCCAGAACCATGATCATTACCTAACGCTGTAACACTAAAACCGCCCTTATTAATACTTTCAGGAGCTTTTCTAACGGGCATATCCACGTTTTTAGATTCCTTAGTTATATCACTAACAGCGTCTGCTTTGCCTTGCTCATAAAAGAACTTAGCAAAAGATTCAGAGTTCATAGCGACAGCTAATGACTTGTGATACGCAGCAGCATCTTTAATAAAACCATCCTCATTAATGTGTGCATTAATAAAATTAGTTATATCAGACTGGGTACTTTTCATTTTATCCAAATTACCTGGATTAAAAACCATATCCTTTTCTCCTACTTTGAAATCAAAACCTTTGAAATCATTAGAAAATAATTCGTTAGTTTTCTTTGTAAAGTATTCCTGTCTCTTTACATTCTGCTCTTGCATACTGTTTGATTCTTGAACATACTTCTTGTAAGCCTCGTAGTCGCTTTGCTCGTCCTTAGAAACGAATGAACTACTTGACTCAAGTGGCACACTATATTGTTCCTTTTGATTGTTTAAATACTTCTTAGCTTTTACAAGTTCTTCTTTCTTAGCTATATTAATCTGTCTCTTTTCCTTATCATCCGCTAAGTCTTCATCATATCCGAATCTATTATCTAGTTCGAACTGAACATCCTCTGCGTCTAAGTGTGGTTTAGATTGAGACCAATATTCCGCCAAGAGCTGATCGTTATCCATACTATCATAATCCTTATTAAGGTTTACAAAGTCTTGGAATCCACGACCAGTTTCTTTTTTGAATTTAAGATAAGCTGAAACATCCGCTGGAAGTTCCTCATTGCTTTCCTTTTGTTCAAACAAATCATCTAAAGAGTTTATCTCTTTATTGTATCTATTTTTAATAAATGAAAGAACGTCTTTATCTCCAATTTGATAGTCTTCCTTAACTACCTCTTCTTCAATTTTTTCTTCTGACTTAACCTCTTCCTGAGGTTCTTCAGTTTTAATTTCTTCTTCGGCAATTACAGTGGTTTCCTCTTTAGGAGCACTGTCTTCAAATTGCTCTTCATGTTTTTGTAGTAACTCTTGTTCTATTTCAGCCTTAGACTTTTCTGGAACATTAGATACTTCCTTTACTTTTAACTCTGACATTTTATTTGATTTTATTTATTAAGTACAAAATTAAGGATTTTTTTTAAATATAATTACCTCGGTTCAAACTCTGCTAAATCAAAACCATCTAAGGAATCTTCATTAGACTCGAAATTGATTGGAGGTAAATTATCCTTTCTTTGTTGTATTAGTTTAGATTGTTGAGTATTCTGAATAGACACCCTATTGTCTTTAGCAGCCTCTTTCATCTCTTCTCTCTGTACGACAGCCTGAGACTCTAATCCTTTAAGTTTCATTTGCATCTGAAACTCTACCTGCATTAACTCTTTCTTAAGCGCTGCCTCTGCACTCATCTTCTCTATATCAAAAGCAACCTCTGCTTGTTTTACTTGGACCTTAGATTGTGTTTCAGCTTGCGCTACCTGCATTTGAGCCTGTGCCGAAGCCTGTGATGATTGAGCGTTTATCTGCGCCTGCATTTGCATCTTTTCATTCTCCCTCTCTACATCTTTCTTCTCCTTATTCTTTCTCTTAACTTTTAACAATTGATTAGCCATCTTAATATTCTTAATCTGTCTTATATCAATCGCATCCTCTAATGTGATCTGATCTCTACTTAAAGCCACCTGTATATTAGCCTCAAGTTGCGCCTTCTCTTCCTCATCTGGAGATACCTCAATAAAAATACCAAAGTCATGTAGGTATAAATCCTTTATATCTTCTAATGTGTTTACGTTGTATTTACCTATTTGATTTATAAACTCTTCCTTAGTAGCTGAGTATTCTAATACGTCAGATACCCTACAAGATAAAGCCTCGGCTAATCTTTTAGTTATATATAAACTACCATCAAGTATGTGTCTTGTAGCGGTGTTAGAGTTTAATGCCGCTAGTTTTTGTAACCCTACTAAAGAATTTGGATCAGGAGATGACGCGTCTCTAGCCTCATTTAATCCTGTTACATCTCTTATCATACTTAGGTAGTGATTATATGTACCTATTAAACTAGCAATCTTAGATTGTCCTGAGTTACTAGATAATTCTTGAATAGGAACCTTAGCATGATTGTATTCACCATCTTGAGTAAAACTTCTACCAATAACACTACCAGTTTGAAAATAAAGTCTTAAAGCATCCTCTGGATTATATGCAGCGCCCGTACCTAAATCTACCTCATTTAAACCATCGGCATCTATATATACACCATCTGGAACTACTCTAGATATAACTTGCTGTAGTTTTAAGTGTGTCATTTGAATTAAGTCAGCAAACGTAGTCATACGTCTTACTAATGATTCAACAACTCCTTTATACATTCTAGGAGCAACACCAATGTAGTTAGGTGTAGCATACTGAGATGCTGATTTAGGTCTAACCATATTCTTAGATAGGTCCCACTTAAGTAGCTTACCACTACCCAAAACCATAACTCCTTCATACCAAACGTCTATTCTTTTTTCTATTTTTTCAAACCTTTCCTCTGCCTGTGGTGGAGGATTAAACGAGTCATCCTTTCTTATAACTTTTTCCCCACCATTATCCATATACTTCTTTTTGTATACAAACTTCTTATCTGTCTTGTAATTAAAATACATTAAACAAACAACGTCTTTTTCGAATATACTATCTCTGTATGGGTTTAATATACCATAGTGACTAGACCAGCTAGAGCTTAATTGTGATATCTCTTGTAAGTCTTCTTTAGTTAGGTCTGGATTTATTTTTAATAGTTCTGTTATTGGAACTCTTTTAACTTCACCATAATAAAAGCAATCATCAAATGTTGGGCTCTCACTATAGCTGTATACTAAATTAGCTGGATCTACGTAGCTCACTTTGATACCTGCATTAGCTAAAAACTCGTGCTTTAACCAACCCATACCAATAGTACATATATCGTAGTCTACTCTTTTTCTAACATCATAGAAATGATTTTCTTCAAGTATTGTGTTTATAGCCTCTTCTTCCGCTATCTCTATACCAGGCTTATATTCCAACTGCATGTGTAGTTGTAACTCCTGATCATCTGCTGGTAAATTCTCTGCACTAGTATTGAATGCGTCAATACCGTATAATTCTTTTGATTGATTTAAGAAATCCTTAGCTACCATATCAGCCTCTATCATCTGCTGATAATCCATTCGCTGGTCCGATGCGAGTGCATCCTGTGCGTATGCTTGTACGGTAAATAATCTATTAGACATTCCGTTAACTACTATGTCAACGAATTTTGGAATTATCGGAACAGGTGTCCAGTCTAGATTTAAATAAGAAAGATCACCATCTACAGCCAGTTCTGACTTGTACTTATCGACTGGTTGCTCACCTCTAGCATATAGCCTTAGTTTGTGAAACTCTACCCATTGATTGTAATACCTACATGTGTTACCTGTTCTCTTAAACCATTCATACTGAATAGCCTGACCTACCTGTAAACCATATTCCTCTGTAGCTTTTTGGCTATCTGTTGCTAATTGATTAGGAAAAGTTACAGGGTTTATTAATACAATAGGCTCCTTCATTTATTTTATAATTTGGCTTATACTTCCCTTGTTACTATATCTTGCAAAGTTAATAGAAATTTTTGACTCTTTCACGACTGGGCTGTATAAATGTTTTTGATTTGCCATAATAGCTAGCCCAGAACTAATAGATGCATCAAACTTAGTTCTATTGTTAATATCGAACCTAGCCCAATCCATTAATGTTCGTGTAAAATACATAGACCCCATTTCATCCGGATCTCTATAAGTGCCCTCTAAATCCATCCCTACATTCTTTTCTATATATGCCTCTATAGCGGCAGCATGTGCTTGTTTAACATCCTCTGATGAGTTAGGTATTCCACCTAGTTCTTTTTCAGAGCCTGACAATTTATTCTTATGTTTATCTGGTCTGTTCATAGAGAATGCTCTATACCCCCTATTCTTAAAATGGTATAATAACCTAGCCTTATTATTCTCTACTAATACTGGCATACCGTAAAATACACAAGCCATTAATACATCCTCAAAAAATATCTCTGCTGTTTGCGGTCTAGCTACATACTCTAAAAAAAACTCATTACTAGGGGCATCATCCATATTAAACTTAGTCATGCCATGCAAGGATCCATTAGAACCTCTACCCATAACTGTAGCTGATATATCGTAAGGGTCACACCCTAGGCTTCCAATATGCTCATTACCAGGGAAATACTTTCCGTTTTTATTTATTACATTGTTTTGTAAATTACTTTTAGGTATCCAAGACAGTACAAACCTACCAGTATTATTAGGTGTCCAGACTACCTTACTATCTTTTATACCATCTCTCCAATGAAAACCACCCTTAGTTAAAACCCTATCCTTTATAAGAGACTCGTTATAATCTATTTGCTGGTATAGCTTAGTTAGATTAAATATAGATGACTTGCTTTCATCCCTGAATGCGTGGCTTTCTGTTCTAGGAAATTGTCTATAAAATTCATTAAGCGCATCATTATCAGATTTTAATGAGGCTACCTCATTTTCCCAGTAGTTAACAACCCCTGTTGATATGTACTCTCCATCAACACCAACCCTCGGTTTGTTAGGCGTATCAAATACAGGCATACCAAATTCATCTATATACCCCTCAAAGTTCCACTCCATAGGAATAAACAAACTATATAAACCACTCCTGGTCTGACCGTTAGCGTTTCTTTCAAATGGATTAGAGTCTTCGTAAAGTTTTTTAAAGTTTCCACCCCCTTTATTTAAGGCATTACAGGTAGATCCCATCATACACTTACCAACCACTTTACTACCTAATCTAAGACATGTCTTGGTAACTCGCCAATTATTTAGTATATTGTTGGGTTTTAACCATTTTCCAGACTCATCACTAACTAATAGTAGAAGCTTTTCACCATCGTAAGAGTTGTCGTCTGTATTTTTCCAGTCAATAGTTGTGTCTAATCCATCCACATCATCATCGTCCTCTTCATACATATTCTTTTTAGTAATCTTACTAGCGGGAACTCTGTACGCTAACTCAGTTTTTGGTTTATCCATACCGTCCTGAATAGGTTTAAAAAAGAACGGGTAGTGATTAGATATAGGAACAACCTTATCTGTAAACATTTTTTTTGCGTCTGAACCAGTCTTTGATAATATCCCTAGTCTAGCATCTCTTGATATGGTAGCCTGGTTTACAGTCTCTGACGAGCTCATAAATGAAAAACCAGATCTCCTATTCTTTAGGTAGCACATTCCAAAACATCTCTTATCTGCCTTACACGCTTCCCAAAAAATAAAGAATATTCTATTAGCCTCTCTAAAGTCAGGTAAACCTATATCAATCTTAGTCCACTGTAGGTACATATAGTGAGACCCCGTAATATAGGTAGGTTTATTATTATTAGTAAACCAATACCCTTGCTCTCTTATGTCAAATTGATTCTCTATAAAATCTACCCACTTATTTTTAAAGTCGCTGTTTCTTCTACTCCAATCAAATACTGTCTTTATCTTTTGTAATTCTCTAGGGTATTGCTTAGGCCCCCACTTGTTGAGACCCTTTTCTATTTTAACTGGAGACTTAGGTAAACCTATCTTAAGACCATTTACTTCATAAACTTCACCTAGTGAACCATCCCTAGATATAACTACTAGGTCGTACTTTTCGTGGTATCCATAATCCCAAGTTTTAGCCCTATTCTTAGAAGACATCACTGACCTAGGTATTGGCTTGTCTAAAACCTTATATAAACTATTTTGATCTTCTTTCTGCAAAACCAAATGATTTATTCTTACCTTCCTTTTCAGGCTCTTCGTTAAGTAAAGCTCTTTCAGCCTCTATCCTGTTTAATATTTCAAACGCATCGAATATAGCTAGTTTCTTAGTAGCCGCTGCATTTTTTAATCTATCTGCTGCTAATTCATCCTCAGGATCAGGCTTTATTATCTCCTCCTTAGCAACCTTTACCAATTGCTTAACAGCCATTTCACCAGCCTTTATAATGTCTTCTTTAATTTGTTTAGTTGTCATATGATATACAGATGTTTCTTGTAAACATCCTATATAATTTATCTCCCTCTATATCAAACTCGTACTCACTCTCTGGTTGAAAACTTATTACATCCCCAACCTTTAAACCCTTAGATGTTAATTCTTTATTAATATACTTAATTTTTCCCAATAAGTTTTGATATACATCATTATTTACTAAAGCAGACTCTTCCTTTAGTATAGGCTCTACAAAACAATACGGATCTGGAGCTGTCCATTTATCGTCTCTTTTATATAGGAAGAACTGTTCATTATCTATAACATATAAATCATCCATAAAAAAAGAAGGACCGCTTTTTTCACGACCCTTCATATCATAATACTTCCTAAATACATTGTGATGAACAATTAATATATCACCCTTCTTAATATCTCCCTTATATACCACAGGAGTTTCTACCACTACAGCATACCTATTGGTAGCAGTGTGGTCTTCCTGAGATGAGCTAACTATTACATCTACACCACCTATTTCTTTAGTGTGTTTATACCTAGTACCGCCTAGTGGTTTAATTAAGAAATGAAAAGGAGATCTCATTATTAAAAATCTACAAGATACTCTATAGACACTGGCATATTCTTACCAAACTCTTTCCATAAAAAAACCTCACTGCCATTATCTATCCATATCTTATAAGAACCATTTGATTCCATTCTAATATGGTGTATTTTATAGGACCCACCTAGTATAGATTGACCTACTAAATAATGCATTGAGCTTGATTTATAGTCAGCCCCTACAGATATCTTTCTGATTATCATGACAACTCGCCAGTCTCAAGGTTTACTTTTTTCTCGCCATACTTTTCTGTCATTTCGCTTTGAGTTTTCTTAAGCTCAACTGAAACAGTTTCCACTTCTTCCACTAATGCGTCCTTTCTTTTTAGTAATCTAGCGATAGCTACCTCTATGTCTCCGATGTCTACTCTAGCGTTGAATAACCTAGACTGCAAAGATTTGAGCATCTCTGCTTCTTCTTTTTTCATTTTTTCCATTGTATTAAATTTAATTTATTAAAGTACAAATATAGTTATTTTTTAAGAACCACAGCCTATACAGTCGAAATGAGAATCCTCTGGTTTAACACCCTTTAGTTTCATCTCTAGGTTGTGTATTTCATCCTTAATATCCATATCCTTAAACATATCTCCCGTAAGTTGAGACCTTAACTCTTCTATTTGTTTTTCCATATTACTTATCTTTTCTCATTGATGAGCCAAAGTAGAAACTAAAAATACTCAAAGTTATCCCCTCACAGAGACCGATTAAAGTATAAAATGTTTTTTCATTGTGCTCAGGTATATTAATATAAACTATTGCATAAACCAAGAATACAAATGTACCTAGGCCAACTAAGCCTGTTAGATTAAACATAAAGTCAAATTTTCTAACCTTAGCTATCTCTACCTCTCTTTTCCTTGCTGAATCTCTATCAGCTACTTCTGTCTTATAAGACTCTATAAGCTGATCGTGAAGCATCTTCTTAGTCTCTGGATCTATAGAGTCGTCTTTGTCTATTAAGTTCTTTACAATGCCTAATGCCCCCTTGTCAGGTAAGATGTTGCCTACAACATCTAGTATATTTGGAGCCTTATCTTTTAAGAACTTACCTATCTTAGTGTCCTTAAACTTCTTCTTATCACTCATAGAATTTATATTTTGTTTTACCCTTATCGTTCTTATAGGCTATAAGAATTTGTTTTCTTTGAGCGCCTTCAGTGTCATAACTAACGTGAACCCAGTTTGGATTATTGTCTGTACCAAATTCCCATATAAGTTGATCAAAACTTAAGTTGTCTTTAATGTAAGTAAACACGTCGGCATTAGATGGTCCACCCTTATAGTCCATGTCAATATCAATCGCCTCACCCTTGCAATGTTGCGAAGATTTACTTCCATTAATAGCCTTGTTTAAGGCGTTTCCTCTATACCCTGAGCTAATATATATAGGCGATTTAAAGTGTTCCCTAATTGGTTGAAATATATTAACAGCTAATTCCTTCATGTTAGAAACATGTTCATCTGTAGGTTGATTACTAATACCTAGTCTAGTAGCTGTGTTGCTTTTAGTCATTTCGCTTAGTGAAAGGTTTCTTGATAGCTTCATTTCTTTACCCTGTTTTTTGCTGTTAATAATATTCTTTCTTCCATTTTAGCAACCTTTACTTTTAGCTGCATGTTCTCCTTTATAAGTTCGTCTATTTTGATTTCAAGATTAGAAATCTTTTCTGTAAGCATCTCAATGTGATTGTCTTCTTTTTTAGCATTAATATCAATTTTTTTCTTGACAATATTCCATATCTCTTTTATTCCTAGAGCTGATATTAAAGCTATTAGTAGACCGTCTTCCATTATTTACCTTGACCTCTGTACACTTTTTTATGTTTAACTTGAGACTTAGAGGCGTTCTTAGAATGCACCCCAGGTCTTTTGGTAGTTACTTTCTTTATGTAGTACATAATTACTCAGGCTCTGGTGGTGTCCACTCTGGAGTTGCCATTAAGGCTAACGCCTGCTCATGATTCAGCGTGGAAACAGGAACTAACGATCCATTAGTAATGAAAGAAGGCTCCACTTGGTAAGATAGTAATCCTTGAGTATTAGCTACGTTTCTACGCATAGTTTGAGCACTTGATTGGTTTACTTGACTAAATAGAATTGCATTCGTATCATCAAGATTTATTACTGCATATATTGTTGACATTTTATTTTTTTTACAAAGTTAATATTTTTTATTATGATATATCTGGTACACTAGTGCTTTTATCGTCTGCGTTCATATTTACAGAAAAAGCGTTTGAACTAGAGTTAGGTGCGTTACCTTGTAAATTACCTGGTATATTCATACCTGTACCTAATCCATTTGCTGTAGAACCTGGGCCATCACCTACTAACTCGTCTCCACCCATGCCACTACTTGTTCCATTGTTAGAGTTACTACTTAAATC